TGACCTCTTCGGGGAGGCTGGGGTCGTTGTCGACATGGATGAAGGTGTTGGCCACGCCGATGCGGTTGAAGCCCACCTTGATGAGCGCCTGCAGGATGGCGTAGCGTGTACGACTGTCGGGCGCGTGAATGTCTGCTGCGAAGCCGCGCAGGTGCGCGCTATTCTTGGCGGTCTTGTAGCCTTTTTTCTCGAGGTTGTTGTGGTGGGCCTGGGTGCGGTAGCCGCTGTTAATCTTGAAGGGCACCCCGGCGAGGTGGCGGGCCTCGTCAATCATAGCCAGGAACTCCTTGTCCATCTTGGCGCCGGAGCCGGGCGCATCGGGGCTGTCGAACTCGGTCAGCTTGAAGTATCTCATGCGGTGGGTGTACCAGTTCAACGCTCGAGGCGAGCCAACAGCTGCGCGAGCGTAAGCTCAATTTTGTGGATGCTATCAACTATCTCCCGGAGCTGCTTGCGTGTGTCGTTGTCATTCAGCTCCAGCTGGATGACGCGTGACTTCAGCCGTGCGACGTCGTTGCTCATCTTGACGTAGATGCCAGCCACGGCGCCGAGGGCCGCGAATAGTGAGATGACAGTATCGATGCCCATGGCGGCGAATATACTGCAGCAGAATTACCTGCCTTGGCCGCGGTAGGGCTTGCGGTAGTTCTTCCCGCGCTTGTGCGTGCCCTGCTTTGTCTTGGCGTGGACGCCTGGCCTGCTCACCTGCCGCTCGATGCGGACGGGCTGCGCCTGTGCTTTAGCCTTGGCCAAGGTTGGGGTCGTTGTTTTGCCATGCGTCCGTCTTGCTCAACTCGGCCGCCTCGTCGCGGGTGAGCACGCCGGTCTTGTCTGCTGGCTCTTGTTTGTACTCAAGAATAAATTCAGTGCCCGCAAGGTTCCACAGAACGGTCTGCCGGAACAGCAGCCACGGAACGGTCGACAGTTCCTCGAGGGTGTAAAGGTGGTACCAGTAAGTCATAGCCCGTAGTTTGTTTTCGTGCTTTGGTAGTTGTTGTCTATCTCCGTGGCGGTGAGGGGTCGGTTGTAGTTGGTAATTTCCCCCACTCGTATGTTGTTGTACCTGCCTAGCGTGCTATTGATGGAAGCAGCGCCCACTACTGGCTTGAGGAATGACTGCGTGGCCGTCCACGTTGTTCCAGTGATAGTGTGGTTTTCAGTCACGACCTGCGCGCCGTTCTTGTATATCTTATAGGTTGCCGTGGTACTCGTGTTGTAGATGAAAACAAAGTTTAACTGAAACCAGCTACCTGTGGGTACGGTTTCCGCGTATGTAGTACGAGTGTCAAAGCCCGAAGGGAATTTTGCTAAACCTATAAAATAACCGGCGCCAGTTCCCGAACCAGCGTCCGTGTTTCTGTTGTCAAAGTCGTAATACCTCGTTGTAATTCCTGTGCCAGTGACAAACTCGCTGAATATGATAGTATCCAATACAGCAGGACTCGTGACATAGTATATCCAAATGGACCACGTAAATCCTGATGTGTTCAAATCAAACAAGGTGGTGGACGCACTGCCTATCATATAGTCATTTACCCCGTCGAACTCGAAGTATCTGCGGTCTCCACTTGTGGTCCACGTTGGCCCGGTTATGGTAAAGTTGTACCCGCTGTTGGATAGGTCCGTCCACGTGCCTCCGGAGCCGCTGTAGCTGTCGAGGTTGTACGCGTCGAGGTACAATTTCAGGCCGTCAGTGATGACAGGATACCTGCGCCGCCCTGCGCTTACTGCCTTTAGGAACATCATACCAGTGCGCGTTCTCCGGTTAAGGTCCAGACGTTTTCGGCCACCCGCTTAAGAGCTATGACCGAATAGCGGGCGAAGCTCTTGAGGGTCTCGCTGCTGTTAATGGTCACGCCGCTACCGGCTGCGATGGTCAGCTGCCCCGTGTTGTTCTGCTCGAAATATATCTCCGTGTCTGCCGCCCATGTCACGTCTGCCTGTGGAGGTACGGTGATAGTCACCGCCGTCGTGCTCGTCGTTTGGATGTAGTCGCCTGCATCTCCGAGCACGAGGGTGTAGGTGGTGCCGGACTGGGTGCGCACCGCGCTGTAGCTTGCCGGAGTAGCTGCCCAGGACAAGGTGCCGCTGCCGTTGGTGGATAGAAGCTGTCCGCTTGTTCCGTCCGCGGTGGGCAGGGTGTAGGTGACATTTGCGGCGAGGGAGGCGGGTGCCTGAATGCCAACGTAGTTGGTCCCGTTGGCGGTGGCTTCTCCCAGGCGGATGACCGCGCCGGTCGATGACGTGCCGTTGGCCACGCTGATACCGTCCTCGTCCACGCTGAACATGATGTTGTTGTCGCCGTCCTTGACGCGAAACGCTTGCCCGCTTTCGTTGTCGTCGTAGTCCAGCACCACGTCGACGTTGCCGTTGGAGCGGATAAGTAAGTCGGCCGGGTCGGTAGGCAGGCTGTTATCCGGGCCGATGGTGGTGGTACCGCCGCCGGTGAAGCTAATGCTCGAGACAGTTAGCGAGGTGCTGATGACGGCGTTGGTCAGGTTGGCTGAGCCGCTGGAGGTAACGTCTACGCATGTGACGTTGGCCAACGTCGCCAAGTTGCCGCTAATAGCGGTCACAGAACCCACTATCAAATCGGTCCCGAGCCCAACGGTCACCGTGTCGGTATTTGCGTCGGTGGTCAGGACAACGTTGCTGTTGGCTGCGGCCAACGTCAGCGTGTCGTTCGTACTGTCTGCCGCCACCGTCGTCTGTCCGCTGACCGCTACGTTGCCGAAGGCATTGGCGCCCGTCGCGCTGTTAGTGATGGTCACGCTGTCGGCACCGGCGTCGGTGGTGATGGTGATGCCCGTGCCAGCCACCAGCGTCAGCGTGTCGGTCGCGCTGTCAGCCACCACGCTGCTCTGTCCTGCGACGGCGATGGTCTCGAAGCTGTTGGAGGACGAGGACGAGGCTGCGATCGTGATGCTGTCCGCGTTTGCATCAGTGGTAAGCGTTACTCCTGTCCCTGCAACGAGGGTAAAAGTGTCTGTCTTGGCATCAGCTGCGACCGTCGTCTGTCCGCTGACGGCGATGTTGCTAAATGCGTTCTGATTCACCTCTGCTCCCGTAGCGATGCCCGTGAGCTTTGTGCGCTCCGCGCTGGTCAGGTACAGGTTGGTCGTGCCTTGGGCGAGATCATCCGACGTCGTGGCTCCGGCCGTGTCCGTGTTCTCTGCCAGCGTCAGCGCCACCTTCACCCCTGCGCCGCTGCTGTACAGCTTGATGTAGTCCCCATTCTGTAGGTTGATGGGTTCCACCATCAAGTCGACGTCATCGTCAGGCAGGCTGGTGGCTGGCACCGTCAGGGGCACCTCCGTCGTGGCGCTGTTGTCGTAGACGGCGAGGTGGTAGGTGAGTGTTCCGCCGCTTTCGTTTGCAATCCGGATGGACTTGACGTGCGTCGCCACCGCCGTAGCGGTGAAGACGGTGTCCGGCGAGGAGGCGTCACTGGTAGCGGTGACGAGCTTGTAGTTGATAGCCATTTAATCTGCAAGATAGAAAGCCCAGAAGTTGGAAGTGTCGCCGGTCCCCACGGACAGGCCGTCCACGGTGGTCTTCAATGCGCTGACGTCTACGCCGTCGACGGTGCCGGTGACTACGATGTTGCCCTGCACCTTGGCCTGTCCGATGACGTGGAGTGCGCTGTCCGGCGTGTCTGTGTTGATACCCACAAGGCCGCCTTTTGTTTTGTCGGCGGTGGCGTACATGACGAGCTGCTGCCCTGCCGTGGGCGTGTTGTTGTCCTGCAGGTGCATCTCAAAGATGCCGGGGCTGCTCTCCGATAGGTTGACCGTGCTGTTGCCAGAAGCAGAAGACATCACGATGGCGTTTGCCGTGAGCTCCACGCTCATGCCGTTGGTCTTGCTTTCCTCGTAGGTGATTTTCGTAGACAGGTAGTCGTCGCCTACGGGCTGAAACGTGTTGTACAGCTTTGTGACAAGCTCGTCCACAGCGAGCACGTCGCCGCCCACCTGGTAGGCGTTGTTTAGGGCGGTGTTGAATGCTGCCAGCAAGCCGCCGTCCGGGTTGCCAGGATACCCATCCACCGGCGGGTTGACGTTGCGGCGACCGCCATCGTCGCTTGTGATGCCGGTCAGGTCGCGGGCGACAAAGAAGGATTCCACCTCCACCTGCCGCCGGTTGGCGTAGAACGTCAGCTGGAATGGAAGGTACAGGTTCCCGGCATCGCTCAACAAGTTGTACATCTCGATGGGTCCCTTGTAGAAGGTGCCGCGCTGCGTCTTTGTGTGTACGCGCTGTCCGCCCAGCACCTCGCGCACTCCGAGCAGGTGGATACCTATGGCGGTGCTGGTGTAGTTCAGCGACTTCCACCCCGTCGCCAGCGGCAAGTCGGGAGTGTCGACGACGCGCAGGACGCCCAAACTGCTGGTGCTTACCGCGTCGCCGACGTAGACCTTGGCCTGCTCGTATTGCACGCGGCTGCTCGACAGGCCGGTGGCGGTATAGGTCACCTCGTCCCCGTTGGTTTCGTCCTCATCCACCTGATCCACGCGCAGCAGCTGCACGCTGTAGTTGGTGTTGACGTTGGTGACGGACGAGGCGCTCCCGTTGAAGCTGATGTTGGCAATGGCCAGCGTCAGGTCCATGCCGTTGGAGGCGGCGGTCAGCTCGGGCGTGAGGAAGTCGAGCGGCAGGACCATAGTGGTGTCGCCGGTCAGCCCGCGGTTGACGTCGTAATAGGGCGTAATGACGTCGTAGGTGCTGGCGGTCAGTTCCCACGAGGTAGCGCCGTATGTGAATGGCGTGTACGTGAGCACCTCGCCCGCCTCCATTTGAAAGTCGTAGGCGGTTCCGGCGAAGGTGGCCACCCGCTTGAGATAGTAGTTGCCCACCTTGAGCGTGAAGCGCAGGCGGAAGCGGCGCAGGCGTGTGTTGCCGGTGGTGGTATTGTCGCCTGGCTGCGTACAGCGGAACGTCCCGGTGAGGCGGAAGATGCTGTCCTGGTCGAAGTCGAAGTCGGCATCGCTCAAGGTGGTGCCAAACTCGGCTTTGGTGTGCAGTCCGTCGAAGATGCGCGGGATGTTTCCGCTGTACTTGTGCGTGCGTACCACCGTCTTGAGCGGCGGCAGGTAGCTGTGCTCGTACCCGCGGAGCTTGATGGCGTCGCTGTCTATGGTCAGAGAGGTGGCGAGGCTGGTGCTCGAGCCGCTGACGGTTCCCGCTTTGGTAACCGTGTAGAAGTTGATGGTGTCGTCGTACTGGTAGGCGCCTACAGGCAGGAACCAGTAGGTGCCGTTGGCCTGAAAGATGCGCGCATTGAACGCGGTCGCGAAACTCTCCAGGATGGTGTAGATAGGCAGGAACTGGTTGACGCCATCCTCGTCGGGGTTGTAGAAGCCGTTGTGGTAGACGGTGACCTGGTTCAGGTAGTTGCTGGCGGTCGGCGCGTTGTCGGGGTAGAAGTCGTCGACGTACTTGAGCATGACCGTGGACGAGGTCCACAGGTGCGAGTGGCGCACCCACGACAGGGCCGTGACGAGGTGGGTGGGCACGGTAACGTGTCCTCCGTAGCCGGTGCCTGCGTTGTTGTACAGGATTTGCTGGAGGTTGCCGAGGTCGTCGGACGCCTTCAGAGCCACCCGCCGAGGCATGGCCTCGTCTATGAGCACGCACTGCTCGCCGAGCAGGACGCCACCCCAGTAGAGCGTGTTGGCTCCGTCGGGATCGCGGAAGATGCCCACCGTGAAGTCGCCTTCTGCCGAGGTGGCGATGGCGTTGAGGAAGTTGGTGTGTGCGCTCGTGGTCTCTGTGAAGGGTATCTCCACCGACGAACCGATGACGGGCTGGTACCGGCTTTGGTTGTCGCCTTCATACGACAGGATAAAGCCGTCGGCGCCGAGGATGAAGCTGGAGCTGGAGCCGCCGTAGCTATCCTGGTAGATGTTGACGCGCCACGTGTCGCCTTCGTGGTCGGTGAACTCGCTGTACAGTCGGAGGTTGTATGCCATCAGAAACCGCGGATACGTGACCGGTCGCGGCTGGCCCGGTCGTTAGTGAGTAGGATGTCGTTGCCGGAGATACGGCCGGTCACCACGACGTTTTGTGATTGTCCTGCGCCTGCCATTTGCAGGAACTCGCCCATGCGCTCGAACGGAATGACGGCCTCCTTGCCGGACGGGTTGTCACCAATCATGGCCAGCATGGGCCCGGTGGTGAGACCGCCCGTCGCCAGTCCGACGAGGTTGGTGAAGACGGATTTGATGAGGCCCATACCTGCCGTAATGAGGGCAGGCAGGATGATAGCCGCCGCCGGTCCGGAACCTACGGCGGTCTGCCCTGCCGCTTGAATGGCGAGGGCCGTGGCGGCGTTGAACGCTGCGTCAATGGCTGCACGGGCGGTGGCCTTCAAGGCTTCCTCCGCACCTTCGGCGCCTGTGATGAGCATGCCGAGGCTTTCGCCAAACTGCGCGCCCACCGCCTGCATATTTTGCCCGAGGTTGACGACAATCTCGTCGATGGCGGCCAGCTGCTCGGCATACGCAGCGGCCTCCGCAGTCCTCGCGGCATCGGCCGGGTTGGTCATAAGGCCGCGTCCTTGCAGGGCAGGGTTGGCGATTTGTCCTGGTGCGATAGGGGTCAGCCCAGCCACTGCGCCCTGCCCTTGCATGAGCGCCTTGAGTTCCTTCGCGCGCTCTACTTCGCCAAGCCGTTGGGCGGCTATAGCCGCATCGCGGTAGGCGTCTGCTGTCTGCTCGATACGCGTGTTGAGGTCGCCGGTGATTTTGTATTCCGCATCGATGTCCTTCAACCTATCCTGGAGGGTGTCCTCGTAGGTTTTGCTTTCTGATGTAGCTGTCAGAAGTGATTGAACATTCGTGTCAATACTTTCTGTATTCTCATCTTGTTTTTCCGTCAGCCTGCGCAAGGTTTCCGCGTCCTTCTGCCCTTGCAGCTGCTGCTGTATAGCCGTTTGCCGTTGCCGAGTCAAGCTGGCAATGTTGTCGCGTAGCTGCTTGTCCAGAGCGTTGAGAGAATCCGCGCTGCGTTGAACATCTTGCGGCACCTCCTTGCCAGCAGCAGCCCATGTAGCCACCGCCTTTGCGTTTGCCTGCACGAGGCGGTAATTTTCGCGCCATTGCGTATTCGCAGTTGCCAGCTCTTGGTCGATGAGCTGCAAGGCTTCGCGGCCTTGCTTGCCTGCGATGATGCGATCAAAATCCTCTTTGGCTTGGCGGGCTTTGTCGGTCTCACTCTTGTACAGCACCATTGCCCCAATCAATACACCGACAGCTGCTGCCGCCGCGACGTAAGGATTAGCAAGGATGGATGTATTCAAGCCCAGCTGTGCGGTCTTCGCAGCCAGCAGGGCGCCCTTGATTGTGGTGTAGGCGTTAATCAGGCTACTGACTGCAAGCAGCGTAGGACCGAGCACTGCAAGCAAGCCGCCTACTATGAGCACGGTCTTTTTTGTTTCGTCACTCCATCCTTTGATAGCGTCAACATTACGTCGAACTACAACCAGCAAAGGCTTTAGAAACTCGTTGATGATTTTGCCAAAATCTTCGGACAGGTTGCCGATTTCTTTTGATAGCTGCGTGTAAGGGTCAACGTCTGCGGCTGCTTTTGCGGCGCCTCCAAATTGTTTCTCTAACTCGCCGAGAATGATGTTTTGAGCGCCAGCAATATCACCGGCCTCTTGCATCGCGGTGATTTGCTCCTTCTGCTGTGCGGTGAACTGCACCCCGGCGCGGCCGAGCGCTGTCACGCCTTTGATAGGGTCGTTCAGTGCCTTGCCTACCTGAACAGTCGCGCTCGTTAAATCCGTTCCTAAACGAGTAGAGAGGTCAAGTGTGGCCTGTTGTGCCCGGTCGAATTCTTTTCCTGTAATGTTCGTGAACGTCAGCATATTTGCTGTCACGTCCTTCAGGATTTCGTCGTCGTCAAACAAGCTCACGCGCTGCAATCCATCAGCCATTGCTTCCAATTCGGAAACGGATTTTCCAGCAGCACCGCCGGTCGACTTGACAGCCGCCTCCACCTGGGCGATGGCCTTGGCGCTGTCCACCGCGTTCTTTGTGGCGATGGTTCCGAAGGCGGCGATGGGTGCGGTGAGGCCGATGGACAGGGACTTGCCCAAGTCGTTCATCTTGCCCGCCGTGTCGCGCAGCCGTTTCGTGGCGCCATCAAGAGCTTTGTCCAGCTCTTTCGTGTTGGCGCCAAATATGATATTTAGGATTGCGTCTTTAGCCATCTTTCCTGTTCAGTGCTTGGCTCATCTTGTCGAAGAGCTGGGTGTGCTTGGCCGTGATCTTGGGCGCGGCTGACTTCTTGCGAGACGATGAGTATGGATTGAAGTCCGTCCACTCGTATGCGCGTGAATTCTTTGCTCGGTGGATATTCGCCAGCATAGCCATGACGGCGCTGGTGTGCATCCACTGGAGCTCGTCTCTGAATTCATAGGAGCGCAGGAGTATCATTACCTCTCCGAAGGTACTGCTCCAGAAAATAGAAGGGTCCTTGCCGCGCTCAAGCCAAGCGACGTACAAGGACCTCATGTCGAACGGCTCACCCTTGCCGCTCTCTCCGCTTACTTTTTTTTTGTGTCCAGCTGCAAGGCGGTGAGCACGTCTTTGCTCACGTCGTCCCAGCTGACCGAACCGAAGAGCGCCGCGAACTTGGGGAAGTTCAGCGGCAGCTCTTGGTCGGCAAGGATGGCCTGTGTCCTGACTCCCGCCCAAACCAGCTTCGGGAGGTTTGCCAGGGCTTTCTGCTCCAAGAGTTCCTGCAACTGGTCCAACTGTGCGCCTTCCTCTTCAAGGAAGAGGTTGAGTGCGTAGAGGTTGAGACAGACGTCCACCGTCAGGTCGTCCGTCAGTTGCAGCGAGAACTTGCCTTGGAGCTTATTGGCCATTACGTGTTCAGGTTAAATACAGCCTTTGAAGTATCGAGGACAGCCTTGTAGATTGTGCCGTCGCCTTCAAAGTTAACAGAGAAAGAGGCCACTTCGTTCAACCCAGCCGTTTCTTCGTAGCTGGTGATGTACGCCTTGCCCCAGTACATGAGGTCGCCGTCGAGGCCGGTGGTCCATGCCACCTTCACCTTGGTCTTGGCTTTCCACAGGGTGAAGAGGTCGGCCGCGCTGCGGACAGAGCTGCTCAAGCCGTACTCCACGAGGCCGTCGGCAGTCATGGTCCACGACAGCGAAGAGGTCAGGATTTCGCGCTCGCCGTCGTTGTCTTTGGTCGTGGCGTCGATGACCTCCATGGAACCGCTGAAGGTGCCGGAGGTGGCGCAGGCAACAATCTCCCAGGTGTCGTTCTCGGAGGTGTTGTTGCCGTACGTGTTGCCGCTGAAGGTGCCGCTGTCGGCGCTTTCGTTGGAGATGAAGATACCGATCGCGTTGGAGCGGATTTTACCGGAGGTTGGCATGTCTTAAAAGTTAAAGGGTTTCAGTTGGGAAAGTTCGGGAAAGTCGCCGACTACCTCCGTGGGAGGGAAGCGGTCGGGCTTGTTGGCGAAGCCGCGGAAGCTGTTGATGTTCACCTCGCTCTTGATGTCCACAATCATAGGGGTCTCGCTCTTGAGCAGGAAGGTGAGCTGGTCGGTGCAGCGGCTGATGTTGGTGCGGAAGCAGGCGTCAAGACCGCTCATCAGCTCGTACTCGTAGCAGTGGCCTCGGTGTTTTTGGCAGGCTTCCACCAGCTTGCGCGAGGTACAGCGTCCGACGTTCGACTGGCCGCGCCCGCTGAAGAGGTGCGTCTGTCCGGTCTTACTGTCGACTATGTAGAAGGCGGCATGTGCCACCCACGCTCGCCCGGCCTTTAGCTCCTTGGCCATCTTCTCTGCCCAGTCGTTGCGCAGGATGTTGTCGGAGCAGTACTCCATCAGGTAGTCGAATTGCATATGCCGCAGCATGTAGCGCAGGCCCATCTCGAACTTGCGCCCGACGGGGTGGTTGCCTACCTCGTAGTGGATGTAGTTGCGCTTCTTGCATACCGCCGCAAGGCCGGCGTCGTCGCCGATGACGCATACCTCCATCTCGATGCCATGCTCCAGGAACTGGCCACGCACGCGGTCGAGTGCGTCCATGGCGATGTTGCGGATGCGCGGCCGCTTGTAGACCGGGAAGTGTACGGCAATCTTCATTTGCTCTTGCGTTGGGTGATAAACCAGTTGCCAGCAATACAGTGCAAGGTGATACCGTCGTAGTCGCGGTCGAGGCTTGCGGAGGCGCTGCCGTCGATGGTGGCGGAGGTGTCGGCTGTTGCTGGCGTGACGGTAACCGTCCGCTGGTTGGAGAGCCGGTCGCCGGTCTTGATGCGTATCTCACGTCCGCTGTTGGAAGCTACCAGCGGCAAGCGCAGGGTGGCCGAGCCATTAGTGACCGCGGCTTTGTAGTTTAAGAAGATGAGGTGGTCGTCGTCCGCTACGCTCAAGGTCTCGCCTCCGTCCAAGCTTACCACCTTCGGCTCGTCGTAGACCGCTCCGTAGATGTTAAGGTTCCGGGTGGCTGACCACTCCGTGTTTCCTGCGTTGCGCTCAATGCGCATGTACGAAACAGGGAGCGCGGCGCTGACGTCGTAGATGTCGTCGAGGTACAGCTCGCCGAGGTCGGCGAGGGCAGAGGGCACGGTGACGTTGTCGCGGATGACGCGCACGTCGTACGTCTGCGTCAGCGTAAAGAGGTCGATGGCCTCGAAGACGTCGGTGGCCTGGTTGGTCAGCCGGATTTCTGCGATGGTGTTTCCCCCGTAGCCATCGAGGGCGGCACGTACCAGCACCGCCAAGGCGTTGGCGTCTTTGGGCTTGTCCTCGATGATGGTCACCTGCACGGTGTTCGTGTCCATCGTGCTGGTGCTGTCGTGCGTGTCGGCAGGGTCGGTGCTGATTTGCTGCACCACGATGGCCGGGATGGTACCACCTTCGAGCCGAGACAGCGGGTAGATGCGGTCGGCGGTGGTGATGGCCGTGACGTTGGCGTCTGCCTTGAGGATGTCGATGACGAGGTTAATCATGCGAAGCCTTTTTTGCGCTTGTAGCGGTCTATGATTTTGATGGCGTCCCGGTTGAAACGCTCCACCGCCACGTCGCCCTTGCTGTCGAGCACCTCCTGGTAGATGTCGTGCCCGCCAAAGCCTGGGTGTTTAATCTGCTTGATGCGGTGGATGTATCCCGTTTCTGCATTCCGCACCATAAAGCCACCTTTTCCTGTGCTCCGCGTGCCTATGATTCCGCCACGTCTCGCCTTGCCAATACCGCCAGTGCGGACTTCGGGCTTGCTCCCCTTTTGGATGAGGTGGTTGTACTTAACTGGCGCGAAGGTGGTAGGCGATGCAGAATCCATGAACGTGCTGACGGGCCTCACGCTGAAACGCTTGTTGGCCGTCTTCAGCACCACGTAGGGAGAGTAGCGCTTGACGTTACCGCGCACGACGTGCTGCGACTTCGACCACGATCCGGAGCCGCCGAGCTGCTTGCCGAGGCGTTTGGCCTCGTTGCGCAGGACGGAGGCCGCATTCACTTGGGCCGTAGCTACGGCGCCGCTCTTCAGCTCCACCGGCAGCTCTTTTAAGGCAGCCTCTATAGCCTTGATGCTGGCCGCATCCACGCGCACGTTGAAGCCCGCCATCAGTTCCTAAGCTCGGTAAAGACGCGCAGACCTTCGCGCCGGCCAATCTCCTCCACGCCTACGATGTAGTAGTACTGGCTGTTGTACAGGATGCGCATGGTGGAGTTCACCGTCGAGCGGTAGCGCATCGTCCACTGCGTACGGGTGAGGGCCGTCTGCCGGTCCACCTCCACCACCTCGCCAGAGCCACGGTCGAGCTTGTCAGCCCATACGGTCGCCAGCGTAGTCCACGTCACCACGTCGTAGTTCCAGTCGTCTTTGGTCACCGTCGGCTGCTCGATGACGATGCGGCGGTCCATCTTGCCGATTCTCATGCGTAGACGCGGTATGTGGACAGCAGTGCCTGCACGCCCATGGGTAACTCGGTGGCAATGGTACCGGTCACAACCTGCTGCCGGTTCTCGTAGTAGTGGCCGCACAGCAGGCGCATAGCCTGGAGGATAGGTCCGGGCACGGTGCTGTGCCCTGCCGTCGTGTTGATGATGACTTGGTTGTAGCGCTCGAGGTAGACGGCCGGCGGCGCGTCGAAGGCGATGCGCTGGGGCGATCCCACCAGGTCGGCATACCACCGCGCCGTCGATAGCGTCTGCAGCACGTTGTCCACGTCGTAGAACTGCACCGACGAGATGGCTGTGACCGGGCCGGCCGGGAACTGGTTGTCCTCAAACGAGTCCATGTAGAAGGTTACCGTGCCCGAGCCGAACAGGCGGCCCGTGTATTCCTCGCACGCCTGGCGCGCCGAGGTGAGCAGGAAGCCGAGCGTCGTGTCGTCATCGTTGCCGTCCACCCGCAGATAGTTCTTGAGGTTGGTGAGGCTGATGAAGTTCGTGTCGGTAGGCTCCGCCGCGCGGCTGTATCGCATAGTCATAGGTCAAAAGTAAGAAAGCCCGGGGGAGTGCCCCGGGCCTTCTCTATGGTGTCAGC